CTAAGCTGGGCGAACGGGGATGAAAATTTCGCAAACAACATAATTGCTATCCTTTTCTACGAAAGTTTTATCGTAGTAAAATCGCTCAATATCACTGCCGTTGACTCTGACTAACCCCCTCGCTGGCAGTTCTATCAGATAGAGGTTCCGCACCCAGTTCGCGTAGTGCTCCCAATCTCCTTCATAGCGGAAAGATGCATAAAGCCCTCCAGCCGTTGTCCATTCCTTTGGCATGTCTGTATCCGCATGGTTGCATACAGTACCGGCGAAAGTTTCAACTGTGAGCAAATCTACCGATTTTGTTGATGGTGTATACGCTGAGACGTAATAGATATCCATCTTCAAATTTTGAAGGCACCGGGATAAATGATTACGGCGCAGTTTTGCTTCTTCATCTGGTGGCGTATTAGACAGCTCAATATCATATTTAAATGCATTGCCAAAAATACGTGTTTCAGGAAGATGGATTAATGTGCAATCTGTCTTTTGATGTTGACGCGTTAATAACGGGGGTAAAATATTTGTTAGATCCCAAAAATCACGGTGCCGATATTCTCTGGGAGAACATCCAAACAATTTTTTAAATTCACGACTGAATGACTGCTGTGAATCAAAATGCAAAGAGAGCGCAATATCAAGCATTGATTTGGCAGTAAGTCTGACAAGAATGGCTGCCCGACAAAGTCTTCGTTTGCGGATGTATGCGCCCAGGGGCATGTGCATGTAGTTTCTGAACAGGAGTTGAATATTGCGTCTGCTGTAGCCAGATTTCTGTGCGATATCTTCGATTGAGATAGGGTGATCGAGATTGCACTCAATCCACTCCAGGAGCTGCTGTAAAATCTTCTGCCTGATCATAACATTCTCCATTTATCTTTAGTCACTTTGCACATTTTCCTGGCGACAATGGATTTGAGTATATCAAAAACAGAAATGCCCGAGGCAAAACGATTGATAGTGCCTGTCGGGTAATGGGGAGGGAGCATGTACATTAAAGCTATGAGGTCGGTACGGTGGTCAGGTGTATGTTGATATCTTGCATTTAACATAATATACATTATGCGCACCAATGTGCATCTGCCCGTAAAGAGGAATTTTAGGCTGCCGGATACCAGGAGAAACAAACCACCACAGTTAACGAAACCCCGCCACCGGCTTTTAAATTCTGTCATGCACGATGAAAACAATCAATTCCATCAACAAGCATCAAAGCCGCCTGAACGACTCACGTCTTGCGCCGTTCGTCTCGATAATTGCCATGAAAACCCGGCTTTGCAGGGGGCGCGTTGCGCTGTTCCGCGCATTATGAAATTTCTCCCTGGTATCGGCGGACAACCAACGAAGCAACATGAAACCTCATCATGCCGCCTTCCATGCCTGACGGCATAAAAACAGATCTTCATTAACATCAAGCCAAAGATAGACATAACTTACAAACAACCCCTTTATCACAACCAAACAAATAAACATAAGTATCAGGCTGCGGCGTGCTCCTCGCAGAGCTGCGGTGCCTGCCTCAGCCTGATACTTTCTTAACCTGAAGGATTACAACAATATCCGATTTTGTTTTTTCAGTTGATGAGGAAGAAAGAAAGCCAGGAAGAAACGAAAATCCTGTTTCAGCATCACTATCTTTAGTTTCAGCAAGTCCGCCCAATAAAATAATATCTCCATCAGAAACTGAAACATCTGTAGTAACACCACGTTTAATTAACGTGGGACTGTTATTAACGCCTGTATCAGTTTTAACAAAGTTAGATAACTCCTGCCTGATAGCAATATCGATAGAATTCTGGCGAATATATGGCAAAACATTAAAAATCACACCACTTGAACGATACTCAACAGACTGAACCGGTCTTTCACCCTGATAAGTAACCTGCCCCAAAACAGGCACATCAGAACCGACGCTAAATGAAGCACTGGAGCCGCTGCGCACACGCAAACGAGGAGAACTAACAACATGAAAACGACTATCTGTTTTGAATAGCTCATACAGCGCATCAAGAGATCCAGTATTGATTTTTATAAAATTATCAAAGGTTTGAGAGGCACCAATGCCAATATTAACTTTCCCGGAAAGAAGTTTTGCAGCAAGCGCCAATCCAGAACCGTTTTTTTCAGAAGACTGCACTTCAAAAACATAACCATAAACTAAAGCCTCAGAAACAGGCACATCTATAAGAGGAAGTATCTTATTAATTTTTGCAATATCAGATTTAGAACCAAAATATACAAGAACATCACCAGAACGATTCATAAAATCACTTGCAGAACCAAAGCTGGCTTGACCAGCAGAAAGCTGAGATGAATCACCAATATCACCAGAAGAACCAAAGCGCCCTGAAAATTTACCTCTTAAAATATCAGATAAATAAGAAACAGAACGATATTTAGGTGTGTAAACAAAATCAAAAACAGGCTCTTTGGGTTTATCAGGAATAAAAGATGACAGGTAATCAACCCCACCCTTTGTTGATATTCTAATATTCATATTATTAAGATAACGACGAACAAATTCATATGAATCAATATTGTCAGTGATTCTAAAAGAGACAAGTCTGTCATCAGACACAAGCTCAGGAGAAAGCATGTAAGGCTTATTAAATAAATCTAAATAAATCATGTTGATAGCAGTTGGTAATTTAACCCTGTCGAGTTCAAATAAAACCTTACCAGCAAAAGAATTAGCACAAAACAACAAAGCAAATAGAAACAGATACTTACGCATATCATTCACCAGTGTAACGAGAAATAAACTCACCATCGATAACAGCAGAAGTTAATGTTCCACTAAAATTGAATCGAGAAGAAGGCTCAAAACGAATGTCACCAACACTATTAGATAATATATAAAAATCGCCACTTCCTGTGTTGATTCGTCCAGCAATTCGCCAAGTTTTTGACCGAGGCGGGGCTGAAACCGGAACAGAAGTCGATAAAGAGGAAGCAGCAGAAGAGGAAGAAGAATCAGAAGATACACTATAACTATCATAAGAAGCCTCAACGGATGTACTATTTTTTATTTGATTGCCATCAGTAAAGCCAGAGAAAAAATGATATAGATAATAAATAGAAAAACAAAATGATATAAACAACAAAATAGATACGATAATAATTTTTTTAGATGAAAGCGCATTTTGACGCTTATCAACAACAAGTTCAGTCCCCTGCCCGTTTTCATGGGATTTATATAAAGGGAAAATTAAAGGGCTATATTTGCATTGATAACTGGAGGCCAAATTAGTTTTAAATAACTTAACACCAGTAAAAACATCAACGCGATAACGATTTCTAAGGCCAAGTGCAACTAATTTACTCATGCGATAAGTCGTTTCAACTCTGTCTTTAATAAAACGAGGTAAATTAGAAACAGATTGATTAATAACAACTAAATCACATGAAATACCTGTAGATTCATCATTAAAATGACGATGCTCAGCAATAAAAGAACGATGAAATGCAGGAATTGATTTATCGTTATCCCATATACGCCAAACTTCATCAACACAAATCAAATCACCGGGCTTGCAAAAGGAATCATCAGACAAACCATCATCTAATTTATAAGGAAAAAATTTTTCATCCTGAACATCAGAATTACTAACTAAAATAACCTCTCCTAAGCCATCTTTAGAGGTTTTTTTATGAGAAACACAATAGTCATAAATTTTATCAGCATTCAAACCATAGATATTAGTAACAACTCTTCTACCAGAACTAACAGCCGGAATTATAACATTGCAAACAACCTCATACGTTTTACCGCTGCCAGGAACACCAACATACGCTGAAATAGCCATAAATCACCCAACAAAAGGAACTCGACGAATAAAAAAACGGACCAATAAAGCACTAATTACAACAGATAACCCATAAGAAACCTGAAACAAATCTAAAAAATACCAAGCAGAATCAGGTAGCATAGAAAATAATTGCTCAAGGTCGCTAGATTGAGGTAACCATGAAGAAACCACAGCAATAAATTCATGAACAACGAAATATAATCCCCAAAATAATATAAACTTAAATACAACCCCTCTTAACAAAAACTTAAACAAAGAAAATAGCGAAGATAACAATACAGAGAACAAGCCAGTAAAAGCAATCATCATATTAAAACTCACGCAGACAAAATGATTCTAAGAGATATAAACGCCCAAACAATAGAAGATACAAGCTGAATTAACACCCTGTTCTGCTCAAATAAAACACATTGAGTATCAACATGATAAGTCTTATCAAACAACTCAAAAGACGCAGTTGGGCAAGAGACTGATGCTCTCATAGATTTAGAAATATCAAAGCCCTTCAAAAAAGGAAACAAATCAACGATAGGCTGAAGTATTTCAGATGCAGAAGGAACATTGGAAATATCAGGTTCTGTTGGTTCAGGATAATCGCCTAAATCAACATTGATAACGCCATCAGAAGGTATGTCAGGTTTGCTATCAGGGTTAGATGATGAATTATCAACATTTATATTGATATCGCCATTAACACCATTTTGTGATGGATACAACCAATCAAATTTATTGAGTTTATTCGCATCAGGATATACTTTTGAAATCTCAGAACCAGTAACAGGATTTGAAGGAGAAAAAGGAATTCCATCATAACCAGGCTGAGATGATGCATCTAACAATAACTGATTAATAAAAGAAGCAACTTCATCCAAAGATAAAGAAACATCTTTTAATTTTTCGAGTGCTGAAAAACCATCCTTATCAGAAGCCACTTTATAATCGGTAGGGCTTTCTTCTTTAGGAACATAATCAGAATTAAAACTAAGTTGAAATTTATGTTGTGTTGTAATGGTTGTCATTTCTCCTTTGCTATTTTTAAAAGTAACATCTAAATCATAGACAACTAAAGCAGCAGATACAGGACTGGATGTTGTAATGGATTTAATTGATGCAGTGGCTGTACAGCTATCACGCCCCTTACAAGAAGCACTAAAATCCTTGGCAGCAAGAACAGCCTGAGCAACAGAAGAAGAACTACCATAAGCTATTTTTGATGAAGTTATATAATAAAAATAAGGCCCCATTTCAGAAGTTACTTTATTCTGTTCAACAATAGTCGCCCCCTGAGACACATCACTACCAACAAGAGCTATAAATGGCGAGCTTTCAGAAGGAAGAAAGTCAGCTACATAATCGATACCATTTACAGTAACAATATATTTTCCATTACCATCAGGTTTTCCAGAAGTAGCAACAACATAATCATCTCCAGAAAAATAATTTGCACTAATAGTTCCTGAAGTATAACCAACGCCAGCCCAAGTAAGAGCCCCACCTGCCCCTCTATAAAAAGAGCTGGACGATATAGAAGACGCCTTTTTCATAATAGATGAAGTTACAGAGCGCCGGGTATTATTTACAAGAGTCAAATATACTGCATCGTTAGCAGCACTTTGCATAGCACGATTAACAACAACTCGACTAACAACAGTAGACAGAACAGAACGGGCAGCAAGCAAAGGTAAAAAAGCATATGAATAAAATGGATAAAGGGTAATAAATATATATAAAAAAATTATTGTTACCCCCGAAAACCTTGAATTACAGCCCAAGCGCATAGCAATCCCCATAAAAATGCAACAACACACCAAAGGTCATATAAACTAATCATAATATAAGGAGGGCTTTCACCCTCCCTTCCCATAAAATCAAGATGATTTGACCATACGTAAAACCCAACGAACCCCAGCATAAGCAGCATATAAAGCAACGAGAGAAGCTGCCACAGCCATAATAGCGGTAATAACCCCCTGGAAATTAACGCTGTTAGTTAACTGACTCAAGTCAACTGAGGTAGAAGGCGACGGAGACTCAGCAAAAACAGCAGAAGAAGAAAGAAGCAAAACAGGTAACAATAATTTAGATTTCATAAAATCTCCCTAAGCATTTTTTACAAGTCTAATGACTTGAGCAATGGATAAACTAAATAGATAAAGAAATACTACAGATGAAAACGCAACACCCCAACTGTTCGCCAAAGAGGAGTAATCAACATCAGCAGAGTGTTGCGGGTATGGAATCTCAGAAAAAGTAAGTTTAATTTCTTTGCAATCACCACCTGATTTAGCATCACAAATCGAGCCAAGAATAACATTTTCACGAGATTCCATAACAAATCACTTCCCTGCAATAGGAGTTAAAATAATTCTACCAACACGTAATTTTTGAAAATCGCCAACAAAAATACTGGATGGATGCAACTCATATAAACCAGCCGCATATGGAGCCTGGCCTTGTTCGAGAGGTATTTTAAATAACTGAGGATAATCCCCACCAAGAAAAATATAACCAGACTGCTCAGATATAGTATATGGTTTACCAGTGCTCTTAGAAACACCACTACGAGTATCTGCAACAGCTTGCGAAGGTTTAATTTCAATCTTAATCAT